CTCACTAGAAAAGTAAATGAATGCCTGATAAACAGGTCTTTAGCCATAGGCATAGAGAATGGAACGCCAGAAAAGCGACTTCTTCGAAGTCCAACCACGAGGCGCTTTTCCTCCGTACACCACTTCCAACCATCGTCGCTGCTCTTTGGAGAACCAACCGTCCTCAGGGCATTGATAGCATGACTGGAAGTAGTGCATGAATTGGCAGAATGTGTCATCAAACATGGCACCGCCGATCCAAAGACCGACGAGCCGTGAAAGGGATAGATCCACCGTTGACACGGATGACTCAGGATACAGAGCAAGTTTGAACCACTCATCTGTTTCGCGGTGGGGGTGACCTCCCCGATAGGTCGTGCCTAGGAGCTTGAATCCTGCTGGATCCTCAGTGATCTCACACTTATCTAGGCTCAACACCATCTGTACCGCGGCGACGTCTGAAGCCGCTGTATCTACGTCGAGTTTTGAAGGGGCTCGAAACCCAGAATCATCGCCCAACACCCGTAAACCACGGATTGGAAGGTCTTGGCACATGGTTAGATACTGGACCAGAATATAATTGACGACGCTATCAATCATCTGAGTCCACCACGAGCCCGATGGCACACCCCCTGACTTCCGGAACATCCGGCCATCAGGCATCAGGATTGGAGTGTGAATGAAGTAATGCACCATGGCGTCCCACACGTTTCGCCACTTCTGGCGCTCCTTTTTCGAGACGGTTTCACCCTTCCACATTGACCAATCTATGTTCTGTCTGAGTATATCAAACGCCACACGGATTAGCCAAGAAGGCACCTTCGTATCAAAAGAAGAAAAATCGAGTCCATGGAGTACTTCACCTTCTCTCAACCCACAGGTCCACTCAGTGTAGAGCCGCTGCGATGACTTTCCGTTCAACATCGGTGTATCCCGACTTGACATGAAAGCCCTGTACATTCGCGGTGCGTATTGTCCTTCTACAACGAGCATCTCTGCAGGGTACACCCACACTAAACGGGTCTTCGGATCGGAGGCATCTGACATACCTCCTCTCTGCCCGGCCAGGCAAGGAGGAAACCTGGTGTGACGAGGGTCGAAACTTCCTTTCCCATCTTGCTTCATCCTGTGACCAAGCCACCTCGCCTCATGATAGATTTGTTCCATCACTTCACCTTTGCGGCAGCCCATAAAGGACACACCAGCAGAGGTATCACGGCGAAGAAATTGTCCGACTTCATGCCAGTCGAGAGGCTCCTGTTTCCACGGGAGTTTGAAAGCAGCACGAGCTTTCGCAATTGCCTTGATCATGCAACGACGTTGCACACGGTTGAGTTGATTTGGGAGTCTACGGTCAACATCGAATTTAGCCAGTCCTTTGTACATGCCCATTGGGCCTTCTGGCTTTCGAGTGTACCCGTAGATACGGTCGTAAGTTTCGCGAGAAAACTGTTTAAGAGAACAACGGACGAAAGGGTCCGTGTTGGAGCGCGAAGAGTAAACTCCATAGCCACCGTATCGGGCTATCTCACACAGCGAGGGAGATTTGAAATTGCGTTCGAGAATGTCATAGCTGGTTCCCCTTTCCCGGTTAGATGGGAGGAGGGCGGAATCGTCAACCAAATGGGACTCCGATTTTATGGCAAGGTCTACTAGCGTAGGGTCTTCTGGCGTAAAATCCATACAGGCAGAAGAAGAAAAAGAGGCAGAAAACCCCCGGTGAACG